CCCGCTGGCTGCGGTCACCTCGATCAACAGGTGCAGGCGCCCATTGCCGGGCTGCTCGGTCGTGATATCGATCTGCGTTGCCCTGCCGTCGGTGATGAGCGGCGCCAGGGCCTGGTCGGCATACTGCTTGGCCAGTACAGCAATGCGCGGTACATCCTTCGAGCGCTGCAGCTCATGCAAGCGGCTGCCCAATGTTTCGTCGGCCCAGTAGTTGCCGAGCGGCGTCATGAGGCGCAGATAGACGGCGTTGGCCAGGCCGGCGCCGGGATCGCGCACAGGCGATCCAGCGAGAATGATGTAGTCGCGGCTGATGGGATCGATCAGGGCGTCGCTCATTGCTCTTCTCCGGTGATCGTTCCCGTTTCCGGATGACGGTGATGAAGCTGCGACTTGCCGGCGATGGTGACATCGGTGTCGGTCGAGAACCCGCCGCCGGTCTGATTGATCGGCCCGATAATTGACGACGTGCCGCCGGTGCCGCTGGTGTTGGTGATGCTCAAACTGCCGTTGCCGGTCAGGCGATGCTGCACCGTCGCCTGCTCGCTGCAGGTGACCATCGGCGTATTGAAGTCGATCTTGGTTGAGGCGTTGACCTCCATAACCTGCGTATTCAGGCGAAAGGTCTGCGTCGTCGCTTCGATGAGGTGTCCGCGCTTGAGGATGATGCTGTCACCCTCATCGGTGTAGATGGCCACCTCGCCAGATGCCAGATTCTTGAGGCGATAACTGCCATGTTCGGTGGCCACGATAATGCCGTGTGCTGTCTTGCCGCCGATCGGCAGAACAACAGCCATCGTCCCGGCCGGCACGTTGCTCGTGTAGCCGTAGTGCTGGAACAGCTCATTGCTCTGCAGGGTTTCGCCGGCCAGGCCATCGACTTGAACGAGTTGCACGGCACCGGCTGCTTTGACCAGGGTAATCACGCCGCGAAATGATTGACGAATTCCGGAAAGGTGGCGACGGATGCGGGCATCGATCTCGCGGATCATTTGCTCGGCCCCGTGTAGTCTTCCATGATCCCGTTTTTGCCCAGGCGATGCTTGCGCTTGTGCGGGTGCGCATCGAGCACCCATATGCCGTCTTCCTTGAGGCTCAGCTCCGTCACGGCGCCACTAGAGCGACCGCCGAGGAATTTGCGGCCCATCAGAAAATAGATGCCGTCCAGGTTATGTACTTCGTCCTTGACGTAAATCCGCTGGCCAGGCATCCAGAGTTTGCCATTCGACGGCTGCCCTGGCGCCACAATGCGGTGGCCCTTGACGGTTCCAGTCAGCGTGAAAGACTCCAGCCGGCCGTCCATCAAAATCTTCCGGGCGCGATCGCGGCACACCGCAGCGCTGTCCGCTTCATGATCGACGACGACCTTCGGCCGATACCAGGTGATGGATGGATCGCGCCAGGTGGCCTTGATCGAGTTCTTGCCCAGTTCAAGTTCGGTGCCGTGAGTCTGGCCCAGCACGGTCACTTCGGAAAAGCGGTGCTGGATATCCTCGGTCAGCGTCATGCTTTCGACGTTATTGCCGACGCCATCGCGGCGCAGGATCAGCGTGGCCACGGGCGGGGTCGAGTAGTCCGGGCCGCCAATGACCAGCGTGCCGTCCGGATCGAACCACGGCCATAACCCATTCGCCTCGGCGACATTGCGCAATGCATCCCAGGCCGTATCGCCCGGTTCGACGTTGATCTTTTCCCGGGTTCGGGTGCTGTCGGCATCGATCCGGATCTTGGTGATGCCCAGCGGCTTGACGATCTTGGCGACCACCTCGGCCAGGGTTGGCTGGCGCGCCACGAAGATCGGCGCCGAGCAATCGACGAGAATCGCAGCGCCATCGCGACCGTTGATATTGACCGAGTGCTCATGCTTGAGCACCGGCTCGGCCACCTTGTCGATGCGGCCGACCATCACGCGCTCGCCACCGACGCGCAACTCAACCGGCGCACCCTTGATGACCTCGGGCGGCAAGCGGCCGCTGTCGGCCAAGCCGAGAGACATATCCCAGGCATCGGCCGGCGTCAGCAGGTCGGACTCGATAGCGTACCGTTCCCAGTCGCCATGCGCCCGGCCGCCGATGAGCAGTTCGACGCGATCAGCGGGCGTAGGCATTGACGACATCGCCCGTGGTCAGGGCATTCGGGCTGCGTAGCCCCGGGTTGAGACGGAGCAATTCCAGGGCCCGCGTATGGTCGCCATACCAGCGATGCGCCAGCAGGCGCAGGTTACCGGGCAGTTCGACCGTTTTCTGGATCAATGGCGGGCGCGCTTCGATGATCGCGCGGGCTGCCTCCTGCAGGGCAAGGGCCTGATCCTTCAGCGGCTCGGTGATGGAGCGGGCAGTCTCCAGCGGATAGATCGCGCGGATCGCGGCGATCGCACTTTCTACCCGGGTCCGCGCGCCGTCGACCACCAGCTCAATTTCCGGCGGCGACAGCGTGGCGCCATGCTGCGGATCGGCCTCGGCGGTCAGCACCAGGGCAGCCGCATCGGCATACCCGATAGCCGTTGAGGCCGTGAGGTGTGCCTGGCAGGCGGCGACCGCCTGGCTTTCGGTGGGCGTTGAACCGATGCGCACCTGGACGGGAGCCGGCTCCGTACTGCTGCCGCTGCTGAAGACATCAAACAGGCTCAGCACATTGCCGGCGGACGTCCAGTCATAAATCAATGTATCGCCGAAGTCGCCGAGGTCGAGCACACCATCGACGATCGAGGACACGTCGCTCGCCCAGGCACGGGGGAAAGCTAGCACATCGAGGCCGGTCAGAAGAACGCCCTGTGTTTGGGAAAAAGTTGCCAGAATCGGGCCGACCATCTGCTGACGCAACGCGTTCAAGGTCGCCAACGGACTGGCGTTGCGCAAGGTATCGATCAGCTTGCCAATCGAGTCTGCCAGCGCACTGCGGGTGAGCATGCCATGCAGACCAATAAGATCGACGCGCTGCGAGGGCAGCGTCCGATCGAAGAACGGGTTTGACGTCGTCGATATCTTGAACTCAAGCGCCAGGATGCACTGATCGACGTGCTCGGCATCATGCACCACCGTGCGGCGCAGAAACTGCGCCTGCTTGATCGACCCGAAAACCGGGTGGATCAGCTCGCCGGTGCCAGGCTCATCGAGCAGCTTGAGGAAAGCCTGCAGGCGGGTTTCGTAATCGTCGCCCCAGAAGAAGGCATCAATGGCGATTACGCCGGCGCTGCCCCCGAGATCCTCGATATCGGCCCCATCGACGTAGGGGTAGGAATGTTCGGCCGTCGCCCGCTCGGCCGCGTCCTGCGTCTTGAAAATATCGAAGACGAAACCGCGAAAGGAGCAATCGAGAAGTGTTTCAGACCAGGCCATGGCACGCAGGCTACGCGCGCGCGGGAAGACGATTAAGGCGGAAGCGCTTCCGCTATATCAATTCCGCTTGGCCTGGCGGGCGTTGTAATCATTGACTACCGACGCCACGGTGCGGCCGTCGATCTGGATGTTGATAGTCTGGTTGCCGCCATCCAGCTCTTCGCGGTTCTTGCGCCGGCGCTCTTCGATATCGTGGTTCTTGTCGAGGCCGATCATCGCCATGAAGCGGGCCAGCGGATTACCGACGGCACTCTGCAGGCCGCTCACGCGTGACTGGTCATGCGACGTATCGCCGGCCCATTCAGAAACGCCGTACATCGTCGCCAAAGGCAGTGTGGCCAGACCTGCCGCGCCGGCCAGGGCACGCACGCTGGCAAATCGACCGAGCGCTGCACCCGCGCCAGCGCCACCGGCAGTTGCCAAGCCGCCTGCGGCCCCGACAATGCCGCCGCCGGGCATGTTGGTAACGAATACGGGCGTTACGCCGGTAGCCGCTTCGATGGCTTTGCCCTGGGCGATGCCCGCGCCAGCACCGAGCAGTCCTTTGATCACCTTGCTACCGGCAAATCCCCCCTTGAGCAGCTGCGCGACACCATAGCCGCTCAATGCGGCCAAGCCGAGCGCGGCGCCACCAGCAACGCCGGCAGTCATCTTCGGGTTGTCCTGCATGATCTTGATGCTGGCGTCCGCCAGATCGTTCATGAGGTTCTTGGCGGCCGTCAGCTTGTCCAGGAGCGGATCGAAGGCAGTCGCGAGCATCGACTGGATCGTGCCGTCGGCTGCCTTGGCCGCCATGTTGAAGCCACGCATGCGGATCTCCATGCGCTGCTCGATGCCGAGCGCCTGATCCATTTCGCGCTTCATGTTACCGAACAGGTCTTCGCCCGTACCGGTCATGAGTGCCGCGCGCATACCTTCCTGGCCCCAGATGTCGTGGGCCAGCTTGACCTTGACCTGGTCGTCCTTGATACCGCCAAATTGCTGGCGCATCAACGATACCTGCTTGTCGAGGCCGACATACTTGCCGTTCTCGTATAAGCGGTTTTCGAACTTGCCGTCGTGCATCCTGGCCAGGCCGAGCTTGAGCATGGATTCACGCTGGTGCTTGGTGAGGCCGGATGAGTCGAGAATGAAGCGGTTGATAGCTGTGCCAGATTCCAGGCCAAGCGGCGCCATCGCCGCAGCCATGGTGACCGAGTCCTTGAACGAAACACCGAGCAGCTTGGCCGTGGCGCCGAACTGCTTGAGGGAATACATCACCTCTTCGAGCTTGCCCGGGCTGGCCGCTTCGCCGCGCATCAACGTGTCAGCGGCCGGGCCGTAATCCTGCCCCTTGAAATTGTATTGCGTGCCGATCCGCGCCAGCAGATCGCCGACGTTGCCGGGGTCGGTACCGGATAGCGTGGCGAGCCCCGAGGCCGCCCAGGCTGCGCCGCGCTTGCCCGTGATCGCCGCCGGATCGACGCCGGCCTTGAGCAGGGAGTTCTGGATCTCGACGACTTCTTTGGCCGAGAACGGGGCAACCTTCGAGACATCGACGGCCGTCTTGCGGACTTCCTTGAGCTGGCTGGCCAGATCGGCGGCGGCCATGGTCGACTTGGAGATATTCCCCTCAACCGCCAGCATCGCCTCCTGCATGTCGGCAGCCGCCTGGATTCCCGGCTGCATGTGCGACTTGAGGTAATTGGCGGCCGATAACGCCTTGAGCCCGCGGGATATCGAGCGCTCGGCAAGGTCGAACTGCTTGCCGAGATCCTTGCCGGCATCGCCCAGCTTCAGCACGTCATTGCGCACGGTGCGCATGACGCTGCTGATGCCGTTAATCGCGGTGAGCTGTAACGCGAGGGAAAGGGTCGTGCCCATTATTTCTTCCGGTTCTTGTTCAGGCGGCGGCCGCGGTAATGGACTGTTTCAGTATCGAAGCCGCTATTGCGTCCCTTCGGCGTCGAGATATCAACGTAGGCGGTCAAAAAGGCCGATGCCTCGGCCTCCGCCATGCCCCGTGCTTCAGCTGGGGAGAACCCTACCTTCATCAGCGCTACCTGCAGCTGACGAATCGGCTTTATTTTCTGCTCGAAAGGTCGTCAGACGAGCCAGCAGTTTTTGACGGGCCTCCATAATTTGCTGCATGTCGATATCCAGCATGCCCATCAGAAGATCCGGCGTGATCTGTTCCCTGGTCAGCGTGCCGAGTTTGGTGATTTCCTGACAGGTCATCACCAGCCCTTCGAAGGCCGGATTGTTATGGGCGCGCTCATCTTCCATGGCATTAATGCTGTCAGAAACGAAGCGCGGGCGCAGCCTGAAATCGAGGTGCACCACGCCGTCCACTTCAACGCCGACAATCAGTGTTCCGTCCTGGGTAATCATTCGGTCACCTCACGCAGAGCGGCCATGGAAATGTCGCGCTTGGCTTCGCCATCGACCACGTACTTTTCGCCGACTTCGAGCGTGAAGCAATCGAGGTAGCTGGTGCGCTTGCCCCCGGCCGTGACCGGATAAACGGTCAGCTTGGCGCCTTCGATGCCAGCCCAGTCAATATCACCGGTAGCAGGAATAACTGCAGTGCAATTGAGATCGATCTCCGCAATACCGCGTGCAAATCCGGACGGGCGCCCGGTTTTGTTCATGGTCTTGACCAGTTTGCGGCCGGTTTTCTTCTTTACGCTCAGATCCTCGACCTCGACCTCCTGGCCATTTACTTCGAGGATGACTGCGCCCAAATACTCTTTTAACGCCATGGCGTTTTTCTCCTAAAGTTACAGCAGCAGATCGATGCGGCCGGCGAACACATGCAGGCCATTGACGACGTTGCACGGGATCTTGAAATCGAGCCGGTTCGGGTCTTGCAGATCGCGTTCGCCGATCACGCCGGGCGCGTTGTCGGCGACGTTTTCGACGATCTCCAACTCTTCCAGCTTGTAAAGCACGTCGAGGATCTCGGAGCGCACTTTGGGAATCGTCCGCTCGGACAGCTTTTCCCTGGGGAAGCGCAACGCGATGCGCTCACGGATCGCCTTGCGCACATAGTCGAGTGTGCGGATCGTCGTCAGGTCGAGCAGCGAGATATCGGGGATGCCCTGCGGGTCGAGCGTATAGGTCGTGATGGCGCGCTCGATCTGCACACGGTTGCCCGGGCCGACCGTGAGCGGTGTAACGCCATTCCACAGACAGTTTTCAACCGAGACGCGATCCAGCCAGGAAGACTGCGGCGGGGCCGAGATACCGGTCAGCGCCAACGTGTTGAGCGGACGCGCCGGATCTTCCTCGCTGGCGATCACGGCACCATAGGCCGCGGCCAACTCGAAAACGTTCTCATAACAACCAGGAAGCAATGCGCCAGTCAGGCGGCCGCCATCGATCGAGGCAGCCAGCGTGGTCGCCTGGGAGACGGTGCCAACGTGGGCATAGACGCCGATCGCGCCGCGCTGCTCAAGCGGGCCACCTGCATTGTCCAGGTGGGTCCGCAATGCCGTCAGGTTCACCGTGTCGTTCCATGGCGTGATGATGATGTTATGGCCAGCAGCAAAGACCGTGGCCAGCGCCGTGGCGATCGTCGGGTCGGTGGCGCCAGCGGTCAGGGCAGTTGCAGTCGCAGTAACGCCGATGCCGTTGGTCACGGTGGCCGAAACCTTGATGGCGTTGCCAAGCGTGCCCTTGTTCTTGGCGGTCACCGTTACGACGCCGGCAGCCGCGGAGGCTGAGAGCGGCAGGTCGGGCTGCTTGGCGAACTGGGCATTAAGCGCAGCTGCGATCACGGTCGCCGTATCGGCATTGGCAATGGCGATCTGCACGAGCATATCGCCCACCTGCACGGTCAGCACGCCGGCAGCCGTCGCCGGGCCGGTAATGGTGATGGTGCCGCTGGCGGCAATGCTGGCGACGGCATCGTCCATCGCAATCGCCTGCAGCGAAAGGTAGGGGTTGGCGGCGACGGCCGCGGCCACCATGAGGGCCAGCATTGAGCCGCGCCCAAAGTAGGTATTAGCATCGGCGGCCGAGAAAATGTCGACCAGGATGTTGGCCGGCACGATGCCGGTAGCCAGGCGCTGGCCGACGATCAGAACCTTCTGCAGGTTGCCCGGCAGGGTGCGGACGGCGAGCTTGGTATTGAACTCGAAGTACTTGCCCGGCTTGCGGATACTGGCCGGGATGTTATCGAACGAAATGTTTGCCGAGGCCATGGTTTATTCCTTCGTTTTCTTGGCAGGGGCGGCGTCGACCTGGACGGCTTCGCCTTCAGCGGATGCTGGCGGCGTTGCCGGAACCATCACCAGGTCACCTTCAGCAACGCGGCGCTGGTAATAGGCCGAATCGACCACGGTGAAACCGACCTCGCCTTCTGGCGGCGTGTCGGTGATGTAGTCCCTCGGTTTCCCTTCCATGGGAACCTTGAGACCGGGGGCTGCGAGGACTTGCATGGCGGCTCCTACGGATTGAGGGTGATGAGATCCGAAGCGTCGGCTTTGCCGTCGTCCGGTTGCAGGTAATAGTTGAAGCCAGTGCGCAGCCAGTCATCGCCCTCGACCGTTTCCGGCTCGACGATGAATGCGGTGTGCCACTCCTGGGCGAAGATGGAAAACGCCAGGCCATTGAGCTTCGTGTTGTAGAGCGTGCGCACGGCACCTGGCTCGAAACGGGCGATCTCCAGGCCAAAATCCGCGTTGAGCAGGATGCGCCGGCAGTCTTCGAGCAAGTGATAGGCCCCTGGCTCGACGATCGTTCCATCGCTAGCTTCGAGGCCGCGCCGGGAAAACGGCTCGCTGCGCACGCTACGCGCCCCGACCATGACAGCGAAGGTCGCCGGCATTTTCCATTTGACCTTGCCCGTGCCATAGGGCACCGGCTTGCCACCACCGGCATAGACCACCCAGACACCGGGGAACCGGCGGACGACCTGGGCGAGTTCTTCGTCGAAGTCGCCGCCATAGGTTTCAATGGCCGCGATCTTGTAGCCGAGGCGGCCGTCATTGGCCGCTCCGATCCGGGCGAGGATGGCGTCTTCGATCTGGGCGATCATTAGTAATCCCCCAGTTCGGCTTGAGTAAAGACGCGCTGACCGTTGATGATGCGGACCGTGGCGCGCTCGGGTACTTCCTGGGCAGCCGGGTCGAGGCCGAGGGTCAGATCGCCGGCCTTGATCATGCCGAGCGTCTTGAGCGCATCCTTATAGCGGTTGCGCACCGGTTCGGTTTCCTGTGCATCCGAACCGCAGAGACGGTAACGGGCGATGTCGCAGGCCAGTCGCGTTAAAAGACGCGGCGGATTAACGAGCGGTAACGCGTAGCGTGAATTGAGGTAGGCGTCGATCTCGTCCGACGCCAGGTTGATGGCATCCGCCAGCACGACCGGGTCGATCACGCCCAGCAGATCGCGGTCGGTCAAGGCAATGACCTCCCGTTCTCCGTAGGAGGCGATCATGTCAGCCTGGGTGGCGTAGCTCATGGCGTGTTAGGCAGCAGGGGCGTCAGCGGCAGGCGCCACTTCTTCGACAGCGGTCACATCGAGCAGCTGCTGCAGGTCGGGCTGGCGGCAATCGAAAGTATCGCCATCCGGCAGGCCAGGGCCATACAGGGTGCCGTCGTAATTGACCGGGACCAGCGCCTTGACGGCGACGGTCGGGATCGGGTCGGTGTTCTTTGCTTTAGGGGGTGCCATGAACTTCTCCTATCTGGCCTGGGGCGACATTGCTGCCGCCCCAGGACTTTCACTATTGGCTCCGAAGGGCCGCTCGTATTGGGCCAAACACTCTGGCCACTGGTTGTATGGGGTTAAGCGACGCAGTTCTGGAAGAAGAAGCCGGCGTCGGTACAGGTGATGACTTCCTGGACGGACTCGCCAGAGCGCACGATGGTGCCGCCGCGCAAACCCTTCGTCGGAGAAGGGATTTCACCGGCGATGCGGGTGCCGAATTGGGCCGTGAAGCCGAAGGTCGGCTGCATGGTTTGGGCTGCCGTCAGCGATACCGACAACAAGGCGGCATGCTTGCCCCAGGCGCGGGAGTAGGCCGTTGGCTGCCCCTTCCTGGCCGTATTGACGAACGCGGTGCCGATAATGACTTCGTCGATTTCAAGCAGCTCGGCGAGGCCTTCCTTGGGAACGGAGCCGGAATTCTGCGGCGTGCGATAAACGGCATTGACGATCTTCGGGTGCTGGCGCAGGACGGTCCAGGCCGCCTGACCGAGTACCAGCTTGTTCGGGCGGATCAGCGTCGAGTCGAGCGCGGTGAGCAGCGCTGAAAGTGGATTGGAGTTGGTGTAATCCGACCACTGGCTGGTGCCGCTCAGTGTGGATTGGTTGCCGGCGGCAAAGTTGCTCGTGTTGAATACTTGGCCAGCGACGCGCACCTCACGATCCAACTCGATAAGGCCGGTCAGCATCATGGTCGATATAGCCTGTGGCGATAACGGGCCGCCAGATGCCGGCTTGGGCATTTCTTCCCACGCCTTGATTTCCAGATTCGGGACCAGGTCATCCAGACCGTAATCGACGGTTTCGCTATTGACCAGCGTGCCACCGAAATCGACCATGGTCGGATCGGATTTACGACCGACCTTGGTGTTCGGCACGGTATAACCTTGTGCGGCGCTATAAACCGTGTAGCCGAATTTTTGGGGAGTCGGCAAGCGCGGCAGTACGCGGTCGGCAATCAGATTGACATCAGGATTGCGGTAGCCAATGGCGATTGCCGTTAGCGCCGGATTGAGCGGGAAGGCACCTGTATTGAGCATAAACAATGGCGCAGCGCCCATGGCGGACTCGTGCGGCATGATGCCGCAGGCGATGGCAATAAAGAGCAGCGCGGTAAAGAGCAGCTGCCACTTGTGGGTCTGGAGGTACTGTTTCATGGGGTATAGCCTCGTATGAGAAAGTGAAAGTCCAGGCTTAGCCCTGGAACGTGCCCGGGTTGAGATGAACGCGGATGATGTCGCCGGCAGCCGTGGCGGCTTCCAGCGCATTACCGACGGTATTGACGTTGGAGCCAGCGGCCGCTGCGGCGACGATGACCCGGCCGGAGGCATCGGACATCAAACGGGAGCCGCGAGCGACTGCCGCGCCGGCCGTCACGTAGGTAATACCAACCAACGAGATATCGACGCGTTCGCCGAGGGCGGGCGCGACATCTTGAGTGGCGCCGATAACGAGATCGGTACCCGACGCCGCGGCCTGTACCTGATCATCGGCAGCGGCATGCTTGACCAGGGTGAAAGCCGCGATGGCTGCGGCCGCCTGGAAGCTCTTGGAAAGCAGAATATTGGACATGGGATAAAACTCCGGTGGCGGCCGTTAGGCCTGGGTCGTGACGTGGGCCACGGCGGTGGCGATATCCACCGTGCGGCCGACCTTTGATTCGGCTTCCTGGAACTCGACGGCCTTGGCGTGAATAGCCAGGGCATCGTCGGTATCAAGCTGCTCGCCCGACGAGCCGACTTCGCGGAACTCGACAATCTTGGGAGAAGCTTCGAGGAAGGCCTTGAACCCCTCGATACCGGGCTTGGCCTGCTTGGCATCGCCTTCGCCGAATTCGATGACGTCGCCCTTGTCGGCCAGGTAGTCCATGAAGGACACCGTGAAGTCCTTATGCACGGGCAACATCTTGCCGGCGGCAACCAGGCCTTCGGCAAAGGCCGCATGCTCGGTGTGACGCGCCTTGGCCAGCGCCGCTTTTTCGCGGGCATCGGCGTCGGCCATCTTCTGTTTAAGCTGGGCGTTCTCGGCCTCCAGCGCGGCCGCTTGTTCAGGGGTCACTAGGGTCTCCTGGTTGATGGGATCGGAAAAAGCGGGGGCCGATGGAGCGGGCTCGTCGGCGGACTCGGCGCGAGCCTCCTGTTCGAGGTTGGCCACGGCGTAGTCGGGGATGACGTTGTCGGCGCTTTCGAGGCCGAACTGGCTGATAAGGAAGTCGCGCATGCGACGCCACAGCGAGGCGTTCTGCACGTCGGACCAGTCGGCGAATTCGACAATGCCTTCCTCGGCATCGGCAAACTCGGGATTACGCAAGCCTTTGACGGCTGGCGGCATGGCGCCGAGAAATCCGACATGGCGCAGGTAATAGACGCCCGGTACCGGGTTTTGCGGCGAGTCCGGGGAGTAGAAGCTGGCCGAAATCTTCTTGAAGGCTTTGCGGCCGACCATTTCGGCGAACGCCGGATCGACCTGGTGCGGCTCGGCTTCGAGACCGTCGCTCGCCGACAGCGCCTTGACCCAGCCATAAGCCGGGGCATCATGCTTCGGATGACCGACAACGAGCGGGGCTTCGTGTTTAGCCGGGTCGTAGGCTGCGGCCGAGGCCTGCAGGTCGGATTCGGAAAACGCCAGGACAGCACCGCTCATGGCGGTATGCTGACCGGCACGGAAAATCTGGATGGGCTTGGCTGTGTTCATGACCGCCAGTGTGGCGATCACCCCGGGCGCAAATAAGGCGGAAGAGCTTCCGCCAGAACCCAGGTTTGTCTTTTCAGAATGCCCGTCCTGGAGCACCCCGTCAACGCCCCGGAGAAAAACTCCCCGGTACGCGCGCCATCAACATGCCCGGAGATAGCGTTAATCGCGCGTTAATTTCCGTTTTCAGAGTGGCGCCGGTACATCCGCCGCGGCCAGCCCCTGAAAATCGATTCTGGCGCGTTTCTAGCGGATCACCGTTTTCAGGTATTCCGAGACCTCGCCGAGCATGGCTTCCTTTTCCGACGGATAGAGATCCAGGGTCGCCGTGATCGGGAAGAATGGCCGGGCGTCAATGACCGTCCGGTGGCCGCGCCCGGCCTTGCCGCCGAAATGCTGGATGGCGGCGTAGATCATCGTGTTGGCCACGGTCAGCACGTTGCCGCTGACGTCGTAATGGTTCTGGCGCTGCAGGTCGTGGGTCAGGCCGATGAGCGGCTTCTTGCTGGCGCCGATCGCCGCGCCTTTCTTGGTCACCCGGCCGCGCTTGCCGATGCCGCCCTTGGCGCCGATGAAGCTGAGCAGCGTCGATTCGGCGTTGGGTTTCCAGCGCTGGCCATCGGGCGCGAGACTGGTTTCGAAGCGGCGCTTGATCCGCGTGACGCTGCCTTCGCCGAGGATGCGCAGCATGGGGCCTGGGTTCTCGACGTGCTCGGCGACCTGGCGGAACATGTCCGTGAGTTCGCGATCGACGATTTCAGCTTTGATGAACATGGTCTATACTGGCCTTGAGCGGTTGTTTCCAATGGGAACGGTTAAGGACGCGCCAGCGCCGTTATGATCCGGTTCGAATCCGGCGCCGCTCATCTCAACTTCTTCAGCTTCGGGTTTTTCAGGTCGCCTGCATCGACCAGTCCGCCCGTTCGGACAAAGTTGGCCGTCACGGTTTCGCGCTGGCCATTGACCCGCAGCTTGTCGCTGTAATTCACCCGCACCACGACCTTTGCCTTGCCCTTGCCGCTGCCATCAAAGGCGAAGAGCAGCGCCTTGTCTTCGGCATCGAGATAGACCTCGGCCTCGTCGAAGTGCTTGGGCAGGTTCTCCCAGGTGCTCATCGGCAGGGCGGCGCCGCGTCCCGACTTGGTTTCGCGCAGGGCGTGCAGCAGCTCGCTGTCGCGCAGCCAGACGGCAGCATTCTCCGGCGTCACGCCGTGCTCGCTTATGCCAGCGACGAGATCCGGCGGCAGGGTCCAGACGCTCACTGCGTCGCCCTTGGCCTGCAGGCTGGCGCCCGTGGTGGCCACCATCGATTTCAGGCCGGCCAGGCGCTCCGCCTCCAGCATCGGCTTGAGCGACTGCCAGAGCGCGGCGCCGATCGGTGCGTTGAGGCGAATGAGTTTCTGGTCGATGAACTGCTGCAGGGGCGCCCGCGCATTTGCACCAGGTGCGTAGTCGAAGCCGCGGTCGATACCGATCGGGGCGCCAGTCTTCGGGTCCAGGACATCCCAGCCCGGCGGCCGCGTTCCCTTGCCGATGGCCTGGGCTGCTTCATACTCTGCCGGACTGGCGGCCGATATCCAGCAATGGCACTTCCAGCCGTTGGGCGTGTAGTGGGTCTGCCACCATTCATCGTCCCAGGGCAGCGTGATGCCATTCCACGCCAGGTGCCACGGCCGCGGATGCAGAACGCCGTCAGCATGGTTGTAACGCCAATAGGGCTTGACGGCCAGCAGATCCGGATGGGTCAGCTGCTTATAACGCCCGGCCGCATAGGCGGTCGACATGTTGGTCTGGTAAATGATGTCGGTACGCCAGGCTTCGCCAGCCTTGCTGCCCTGGCCGGTCCAGCCCGTCCAGCCGTGCTTCTGCACGATATCCTTGAAATCCTTGCGCCACTCGCGCAGGCCCGTGCCATCGCTCATCCGTTGCGCCAGGGAGTCGTGCAGATCCTGGACAAGGTCGGCTTTCATGGCGCCGGCGACGATGAAGGCCCGGTCGTGCGCCGAGCGCTGGATATCGTCCCAGCGCTCCGAAGGCAGATTCAGCTTGGCTTTGAAGAATGCAATCTGATCATCAAACGGCGACTGAAAGCCGGCGGTAAGCATCACTGACCGTCCGTAACGTCCGCAATGCCCTTGAGTTCAGCCAGCGCGAAGCCGGCCGACATGACCTTGACCAACTCGTCCTGTGGCAGATCGCCGAAGCTGGCCACCATGGCTTTCTGCAGGGCGGCCAGGTCGGTGGCCTCGTCGGCCAGCTGCTGCAGGCGGGCGATCAACTTCTGTTCGGCCGGGGCGGCGCGTTTGCCCAGCTGCGCTGTTTCTGCCGCGAGCGGGTCGCGCTCAGTGTCGGTTTCGGCAAAGTCGGTTGGCACCTGGCCAGCGGGCTTGCCCGTGATCTTGGCCGGCGCGGTTTCAGCCAGGCCGGCACCGATCGGCGCGACCGGCTCCCACTCGCCGCCATAGGCCTCCTCGATCGCGGCCTGCGTCGGGCGGAAGCCGATGCTCGCCACGTTCTTGTCGCGCTCGCTACGTTCTTTCAGATCCTCGGGCTTCTTGACCTGGCGCCAGATCTTCGGCGGCCGGGCGCCCGGGCAGTTGTAGGCGGTCAGCCAGGGCGACAGCGTGGCGTTGAGGGTGGCAGAGAGCAGATCGGAGTCGGCCTGGACGAGTTCGAGTCGGACCTCTTCGCGGGCAATCGCGGCCGAAGCCAGTGCGCCGCCACTGCCCTTGGAGCCGGGTGACTCGCCCAGGACGGCGAAGGTCATCTCCTCGTCCATGTAACGGCAGAAAGCCTCATAACTGGCGGTTCCACTACGCGTCGCTTCGAGCAGTTCAATGACCATTCCATCGGGAACCGTCACGCCGGCGTCGTGGGCGATCGCGCACAGGGCGGCAAGCAGCTTATCCTGGTCGGTGGTCGAGGTGCCGGTCGGATACTTTCCGACTGCGGTTGGGCTGGCAAATTTATCCAAAAACGTAAGCCAGAATGTAGTGTTCTTCCGTTTAAAGTACCCAGCCCAAAACAAGCGGGTGCCTAATCCGAGACCGTAAGGGCTGCCATCCTTGGCACCAAAGGTGTGAACAATGAACTTGCGCGGCGGGATCTCCTCGCCGGGTATCAGCTGCGCCCAGGTCTTGAGGCGCAGCTTGTATTCCTTGTCGAAATTGAAGCGGCGCTGGTTGCGCGGCCGGATCTCGCGGATGACGATCTGCTTGAGCCGCTTGTCGTAGGCCCACATGATCTCGCCGACGGCGAAGCCTTTCAGAATCGCATCGAGCAGGTTGTAACAGACCAGGTCGAAGTTGCTGGCCACGACGACCTGCTCGCCCGGGTCGTTCTCATCGGGCACGCCGATCGCCTGCAGCGCGGCACGAACCATGTCGGCGGCTTTGACATCGAGCGGATCTTCCGAGGCCGGATCGACCTGCCACGGGCGGGCAATCACGGCCAGCTTGCGCTTCTGCAGCAGGCCATAGGCGTGACAGTCGCGCTCGATCTCGTCGTAGATCTTGTAGGTCTTGCCACTGCCGCGCGTCTCAAGCGTGTCGTCCTGCGGGCGCAGAATGCCCTGGAAAGCCAGGAAGGTGATGTCCTTCTCGACGGTGGCGATTTCATTGACGACCGGCTGCAGGGTCTTCGTTTCTTCGGTCATGCTTACTCCAGGTAATCAGCAAAGCGGCTGGCGGAATGGCGGCCGACACCGGTGCTCTTGAAATCGAAGGCGCCCGAGACGCCCCGGGTGCTGGCCAGCTCCCACAGCAGGTGCAGCGCACACAGGCCGTCGAAGTGGTGATTGGTCTGTTTCTCTGGCCAAGCATCCAGTTCGGCCAGCAGCAGGGTCAGCGCCGGGTTGAACAGGATGCGCGGCTCGAAAGCGTCCGTGATGTACGGCTCCAGGCTCTCGATGCGGATCTCCTGCTCGACGGTGGCCGTAATGCCGACCAGCGGCAGCGCCACGTTCTTGCGTAGGCCAGACGTGACGAAGGTCTGCCGGCTGTGCTCGTAGGCGTTGTTGTTTTCGAAGGCGATCGCCAGGCAGCGCTCGGCCTGCTGGAAGGCGATTAGATCGGCCTCCAGCTTCGACGGCACGCGTCGCTTGATCTCGGCGTGAAACACGCTCAGGCGCTGGCGCTCGCGGTCCCAGGCGCCGCCCAGGATGGCCGAGGGGTCGGACTTCTCGCCCTTCCCCATCGACGGGTCGCAGGCGCCGAAAACGAGGAAGTGCGGCAAGCGGCCGACGAAGAACTGCACCGGCGAGAAAACCTTGTCCTCATCCGAGCGCGGCTCACCCTGCATTTCTGTCCCGAAGGCCCGGGCGTTCTTGGCCCGCTGGCGCATCAGCCAGAACAGCGATCGCACCTGGGGCCACGAGATCTCGGCGCCGGCGTCCATGGCCACCTTGTGTTCCTGGTAGAACAGGCAGGACGGCAGCTGGTGCTCCTCAAGGACAGCGCCGCGCTTCGAGGCTTCTTCCTCGGCCGGCTTGTCCTCGTTGAGCATGATCTCCTGGCACTCGGCCCAGAGGTCCATGTTGTCCGGCAGACGCTCGATGGCGCGGAAGTGATGCACCAGGTGGCCGATGGCCTTCTTTGCCCGGCTGATCGGGTCATCCTTGTTGAGGATGGTGCCGACGCCGACGAACTTGACCGTGCCGTCCGGTGGCCCGAGGAAGTCGACGGCCTTTTCGAGCCAGTCCCAGCGGTTGTCGCGCTCGGTCGGGCTCTTGGCTTCCTTGTCGGTGATCAGGTCATCGCCCAGGAGCAGCTTGGGGCGGCTGGCGCCGTGGAAGGTGCCGCGGATAGCCTGCTCAGCGCCGAACGCCTCCATCTTCACGCCGCTGCGCGTCGTGAATTCGCCGATCTTCCACTGCTTGGTACCGCCGCAGGCCTCGGGGAAATCGAGCGCCAGCGCCGCGTTAAAACATAGTTCGGCTTTAACGACTTCGAGCAGCTTGGTCGGCAACTTCGTTTCAGCGCCGAGCATGGTGATGTAGTCGATGAAGTAGGGCAGCGGCCGCGCATCTGGCCAGCCGATCTCGGCGCGGATGCTTTCCTTCTGCACCAGGGCGATGACAGCACACCACACCGGGCCGACCTTGGTCGTCAGTGACGACTTGGCTTCGCCCCGGGGCGCGATCCACCATTCCTTGGCGCCGGTCGGCTTGTCCAGGATCTGCGGGAAGCGTTCGAAGAAGTGATGGTGAAAATTCGAAGCCGGTGGCCGGATATGGTGCGGCAGGTAGGTGTAGGCGAAGAACTCGAAGTCGCGCTCGACGAGCACCCGGCGCCGGCGCTCGGCACGGGCTGCAGGGGACGGATCGAGACCAACCGCCCGAGCCTCGGCTTCAGCTCGAGCAGAACGGGCGATCTCCTGGAGTTCTTCCAGAAAGTCCTTTTCGGTGGTTTGGTTACTGGCCATCGCCGGCCTTGATATCGTCAGCCATCATGCGAGCTAAGTCTTTGTACGCTTGACGACACAGATCGTTGAATCGGGCATAAACGGCCCGATCCTTGGCGTCGATATTTTTCAGGTAGAAATCGCCAAATTTCTCCATGCCACGAACGTTCTTTGCCATATCTTTTGCCATGGCAATATGCGCAATCACCGAGAGCGCCTGCTCTGCAGCAGCTGATAGCTTCTTAGCCATTTTGCTCGAGCATCACCAGCATTAGAGCAAGCACCCCAGCGCCTTCATCAGCCTCGGAAACCACCTGGCGCAGCTTCGCGGCGCATTCATCGACCTTGATCCGATCGGACTCGGGTAGTTCTGCAATGGCACCCTTGAGCACCAACCGTTCGAGATCGCTAGCCATATGCCCTCGCTAATTCTTGACCAAACACGGGCAGCAGCTCGGCAAAGGCGCCGGCCTGTTGCGGGTGGTTTTCCTGGATAAAGGCTGCCAGGCGTTTCAGCACATCCATGGCGATGCCCAGCTTGTCGGCCTCCGGCATCATCGACTTGCCGGCCGCCTTGAGCTTGGCGACCGTGTCGCCCAGCGTGGCCATCGCCTTGATGGCATCCGTTGGCGAGATCTTGTTTTCCGGGGTTTCCGGTGCGTCGAGGCTTTCCAGCAGCGCCTCGCACCGCATCAGCCCGGCCGCGATGATCCGCCCCATGGCCTGCTCGATGCCGCCGCCGGCGACGATCAGCGAGGCGGCACGGAACTTGTCCCAATCGTCGCCTTCGTCACGCGCAGCGCGGAACCAGTTCCGGGCCGTGGCATAGGGCACCTCGACCTTGTCGGCGGCAGCTTCGAGCGGCAGGCCGCCGATGTAGGCGGTGCGCAGCTTCATGCGTTCTTCAGGCGGACGGGCCATGGTTCCTTCTTTCGCCTTCAACGCGTAGCGGATCGGTAAATTTGATATCGATGCGGCGGAAACGAATTGCCTTGGCCAGCTCGGAAAATCCGCAGTTGATGGCCAGAGCAATCAAGCACAGACCTACAAAGTGCATGAGGCCATCCATCACATCACCGCCATTCGAAGCAGCGGCTTGATGGCGACATCCCACAACCAGGGCACGCCGATGCCCAGGGCGATGCCGGCCAGGATGCAGGCAATGACGATCGCGCGGATCGCGGGGCCAAGATCGATCGGTCCCATTATGACCACCCCGGGAACTTGGCGCGCAGGCGGGCCACATCCATGCCGCGCTCGGTGCATTGGGCGGCCTGGCCGTCGAAACGGACCAGCCCCATCTCCTGCAGCCAGCCGAGATCGGCGCGCACCAGGTCGGCGCTGCAGGCAATGCCGTGCACCGTCTCCAGCTCGCTGCGTAGCTTGGTCACTGTGGTCAGCGGATCAAACGAGAGCAGCGCCAGCGCCGAGCTGCGTCGGCGGTATTCGATTTCAGTCATGCCAGGCCTTTCTGGGTGATCTGCGTCAGGATCGTCCGCAGGATGGCGGACTGCGTTTCGTTCTCGCCGATCAGCTTGTTGAGCTTCTCATCGCTTTTATTCTGGCTCTCATAGACCTTGGCCAGGTCATGGTGGGTCGGCGCCATCTCGGCTGTTGTCTCCAGGTGCTGGATGCGTTGCGAGTTATCGCCCAACGCGACTGTGATGCCCTCGAACTTCTTGTTCTCAGCTTCCGTATGGCGTTCAATCTTGGCTTCCACGTCGGTCTCCAGCGTATTGATGCGCTCATTGGTGGCCTTGTTTTTATTGGCCAGATACATGTAAAGCGCCACGCCCCAGGTCAGGATGAAGTTGGCGACAGCGATCGATAGAACTAGGTCTTCCCGGGTCATGGCTCTCTCTTAAACGGGGTTATCCAACAACAAGCGTTTTCCATCGGCCATGCGAAAGCCCGCGGGGAGGTGGGTTGAGAAGGTCATGGAGGTGCAGAGATGATGTGAATTTGTGATGGGGAGAGGTACGGGGGATTAGAAATTACATCGCTAATGTCATCGGTACTGCGAGCGATGCG